AGATGTAGATAGTAGATTCTTAAAAGCTGAGAAAATAGGGATAGCCTGTGGATTAGTTAGTGAATTTTACTGCATTGACTTTGACTGCCATAATGGTGAGCCTATTAAAGATACATTTGATGACTTTATTAGTGTGCCATCTATTAAGATGCTAATTAAAGATGGGATGCTATCCTGTTACACTACAGCAGGAGGTGGCTATCATGTTTACTTTAGATCAAAAGAGAAGTTTAATGGTAGAGTATTTGCTAAATATCCTACAGGAGCTACAATGGTAGAGATGAGAGGCAATGGTCAGTACTGTGCCTGCTATCCATCTAGTGGATATAGTCATATCGGTGGTGAGGAGTACATAAAGCTGAGCTATTTTGATGATGATATTAATAATGTCTTTGATTTAATCACATCTTACAATCAGCATCACACTATTAGTCTACCTCACAAAGATACATCTGATAGAAAGTGGGCAGAGACCTGGAAAGATACTACTCCTGATGGTAAATATAACCTAGAGAATGGAGATGAGGCTAAGGAGCTGCTTAAGGGGATAGGATGGCAGTTCTGCAATAAGAGAAAGGATGGCTCAGAGTATTGGACTAGACCTAACAAAGATATAAAAGATGGATTCTCAGCTACTTTTGGCTTTCAAAATAATATGTTTTATATATTTAGTGAGGATGGAGGAGCTATAAAGCCATTTGAATCTAAGCAATCTTATTCACCATTTAATATCTATACTTTAGTCAAGCATAATGGAGATTGGAATGCTGCTAAAGAGGCATTAAAAAAGAAATTTAAGATGGTAGATGATGACTTTTGGTCCACTACTCAGAATGGAGCTTACAATCTCAACAACTTTAAGTTCAAAACATTCCTAGATAACAATGATTTCTTTAAGCATTCCCCTGAGAAAAATGGCACATTTCAAATGATTAAAAAAGAGGGTATATTTTTAAATGAGGTATATGAGAAAGATGTTAAAGACTTTGTATTAGATTACATCACATCTAATGATAAGCCTGAGGGAGTTTATAACCTGATGAGTGGCAATCTTAAGTTCTTTAAAAGAGAATTTCTAGGGATATTGACTAGTAAGAATGTAAGCCTATTAAAAGATGACAAAGATAGTGCATATCTATTCTATACTAATTGCATAGTAAAGGTATCTAAGGATAAAAAAGAGGTACTATCTTATGCTGATATGGATCTATCTATTTGGAGAGACCAGGTCATCAATAGAGACTTTAAGAAAACAGATCACCATAAGTCAGAATTTAGAACTTTCATTTGGAACATAGCAGGTAAAGATAAAAGTAAGTACAAAGCATTTCAAACAGTAATCGGATACCTACTGCACAGCTATAAGGATAGAAGTAACAACAAAGCTATTATCTTTAATGATGAGGCTATCTCTGATGTGCCTAATGGGAGAAGTGGAAAGGGATTGTTTTGGAATGCAATGGGGCATCTTAAGAAAGTTCAGAGCTTAGATGGTAAGCTGTTTGACTTTCAGAATAAATTCCCCTACCAAAATGTATCTACTGATTGTCAGATATTAGTATTTGATGATGTTAAAAAGAAATTCAACTTTGAGAGCTTATTCAGTGTGATTACTGAGGGTATTACTATTGAATACAAAGGCAAGGATTCTATTAAACTAGATGTAACTAACAGCCCTAAGATTATCATTACTACCAACTATACCATCTCAGGCAATGGTGCATCTTTTAATGCTAGAAAGTATGAGGTGGAGATGGCTAAGACATTCAATGATAAGTTTACTCCTGTAGATCTATTTGGTCATGAGCTGTTCGTTGATTGGGATGATGACCAATGGGCAGCCTTTGATAATTACTGCCAGGAATGCATACAAATATATCTTAATATTGGACTTATTGAGATGCCTACTATCAATCTAAACTTTAGAAAGATATTAGATGAGATTAGCAGTGAGATGTACTATTTCTTTGAGGATCTAAAAGAGGATACTTATTACTCAGTAAAAGAACAGTTATACGATTCATTCTGCAATGCATTCCCTGATAAAAAGAACTATATAACACAGAACAGCATCACAATTAACTTTAAAAAGTACTGCGAATACAAAGGATATATCTGCTCTACCAATAGGAATGGAGGCAGTACTAGATTGTCATTTGTACAGGAGGTAAAAGAGCTAGATATATGGGATGAATTAACAATTAAAGCTATGAATATATGATAGATAGTACATTACTTTTAAAAAGACATATTATGAATTTAATTTTAGGTAAAGATTCAGGATATTATATAACTAAGGAGCAGATGCCATTAGTAGATTATTATCTAAACATTCAATTTCATTTTGCTTTACTAGAACAAGCTGGAGTTTATAAAATTATATTTGATAATAATACATGGTATATTGGAAAGTCAAAAAATATAGTAAAAAGAATTTGGGAACATTTACAAAAAGGAAAATCTAATTTAGAATTTGTAGAAATTAAACAATATCATATAGACAATAACATTCCATTTACTGTATTAAAATTATCAGATAATAAAGAGGATGAAGTAAAACTAATTAATTTACATTTATCTATAGATAATAATTACTCTTATAATAAACAATACAATCAATGAACAAAGAAAACAAAACACTTTTAAAAGCCTTAGAGATAAACTACCTCACCCTTAAGCACCCTACCATGCCATACATTACAGCATCAGATTGGAATGATAACTCAGCCAATGCTCTGACTAAATGTATCATTCACTTTCTAACCTATTCAGGCTTTCAAGCTGAGAGAATTAATACAATGGGAGTCTATAGAGAGGGTAAAAAGATACAGGTAGGTGAGAATACTAGACAACTGAAAGGCACTTATACTCCTAGCACCGGCACTAAAGGCTCTGCTGATATTTCTGCCACCATTAGAGGTAGATCTGTTAAGATTGAGGTGAAATATGGTAAGGATAAGCAGTCAGAAGTGCAGAAGAGGTATCAAGAATCAGTAGAAGCTGCAGGGGGTACATACTTTATTGCAAGAACTTTTGATGAATTTATGATATTTTATTTAAAATTCCTTGCAGATATAAAATAATTGATTATCTTTGTTGAAATAATAAATATATACACATGGAAACAAAAACAAAAGCTGTAGTACCAGCACCTGTACTAACTCTGCACCAAAAGCTCCACAAGGCTAAGCAGTCAATCGGCAAAGTAGCTAAGAATGCTACCAATCCCCACTTTAAAAAGTCATACTCTGACATCAATGCCATCACTGAGGCAGTAGAACCTATCTTATTAGAGAATGGTCTACTATTATTACAGCCTATTCAGGGCAATTCAGTATGTACTCAGATTATCTGTATAGATTCTAATGAGTCAATAGAGTCATGCATGGAATTACCTGCAGGATTGAATCCCCAGCAAGTAGGATCTGCAGTCACTTACTATCGCAGATATACTCTGAGCAGTATCTTATGCTTGCAGTCAGTAGATGATGATGCTAATCTAGCTAGTGTACCTGTTAAGGCAGCTAAGCCTGGACTATCTAAGGAGAGATTTGAGGAGGCACTTGTATCTATTCAGGATGGTAAGTTTACTATCCCTAAGCTAAGAGAGACCTTTGAGCTTACAGATTTACAGAATAAAGCACTTATGCTACTATGAAATGGCATCCATCATCACTAGGCAAACTAATGACAGCATCTCGGACTAAGTCTGAGGTGCTATCTGAAACTACTAAGACTTACATTAGAGCTGTAGCTAAGCAGGATTTCTACGGTTATAATGTAGAGTTGAATAATAAGTATATTAATAAGGGTAATCTACAGGAGAATGATTCTATAGCTCTATTCAACTCGGTAATGTTTAGCAACTACTCTAAGAACACTGAGAGACTGAATAACGAATGGCTCACAGGAGAGGCTGATATAGTACTAGATGATCAAATAGTAGACATTAAGACATCATGGTCCTTAGAAACGTTCCCTGCTACCTCAGAAGAGGGTATAAATAAAGATTATGAGTGGCAGTTAAGAGCTTACATGATGTTATATGATAAGAACTATGCTAGTCTAGTCTATTGCATGGTCTCTACTCATCCATCACTACTCAATGAGTGGGAGAACTTATCACTCCATCAGGTAGATCACATAGCTCCTGAGAAGAGAATCACTACTCTACTCTTCACTAGAGACCTGGAGCTTGAGGAGGAGATTAAGGTAAGACTGCATTACTGCACTGAGTACTATGTTAAGTATATTAATCAATTAAATATGAAATAAGATGGCAATGTCTGACTATGATCACGAAGAGGTTAAATATTCAAATAGAATGATACCAATCATTAATGCTTTGATAATAGCTAACCCAAAACTATCAGCAAAACAAATTTTTATTTTGGCAAAACAATACATGAGAATGTATATTGACCATGAAAATGAAACCTTTAACGAATATTAAATAATAAATAAGATGAGAGAACAATTTAAAGAGGCTGCTATGATAGCAGCAATGCAAGCATTAATCAGTAACAATCCTGGCATTAGTGCTAAGTTCGCTGCTAAGAAATCACAGGAGTATGCTATAGAGCTAACTTTAGTACAGTATGGTGAGATAGTATTTCCTGAGGATGACATAGATCCATTTACTGAGCAGGTAGTATGACAGAAAAAACACTAGCAATTATCCTAACTATAGTAGTCTATGGATTTGCACTGATTGGCGTATATAAATTAATAACAACAATAATATGAATGATTACAAAGTAAAAGGACTTATCAAAGTGATAGGTGATACCGTACAGGTGACTGAGAAGTTCTCTAAGAGAGAAGTAGTAATAACAGTAGAGGATGGCAAATATCCTCAATACATCACCCTACAGGCTACAGGAGACAAAACATCTCTACTAGATGGCTGTAGAGTAGGTGAAGAGGTGGAGGCATCATTCAATCTGAGAGGTAGAGAATGGCAGGATAAGCACTTTAACTCTTTAGAGTTATGGAAGATAGATCTATTAACTGCAGCTGCAACAGCTCCTGCTCATGTACCTGATAATCCTGGTGATGATCTCCCTTTCTAAAGGTGAGAGCCTAAAGGACTTTATGATTAAAGAGACTAAGTCTAAGCTCACCCAAAGATATAAGCTCAGTCATTATGCTGAGGATATCGGAGTCTCTTACTGCTCCATTTGGAGATTCACCAATGGTAAGGCTGTCAATGAGCAGTTCTACCTCAAATGGTGGAAAAATTATCTTAAAAACTAATAACTTTATGGCAGTCTTATGGCTGCCTTTGTTATTTTTGGCAGATGAACATACTAACCTATATCGCAATATCATGGTTTATAGTAAACTTTGAGCCATTACAGCTACTGATTGACTCAATCTTTAGCAAATTCAAACCTAGCATTCTAGCAATGTATCTACATTCATCTGCTACCTGTATTAAATGCATATCTTTTTGGCTAACATTAATTTGCACCTGGTCTTTTATTGAAGCAACTATTGTAGCATTACTATCGTTTATATTACAGGAATGTTTACAGAAGCTGAGCAAGTAATAATAGAATATGTGTTCAGTCTACCTGAGAAAGAACAGTCTTATAAGATTCACTTAATAAAACTCAAGGCTATAAAAGATAGGTTGCTTGGTTATGAAAAGGAATGCTTCTGTGCTAGTGTGAGGAGAAAGATATGGCTTAAGGATTTCAAGCAATGGTATGAGACCTATACTTGACAACTACATATCAGCTCACTACAAAGAGATAAGGAAATATACTAACTATTTTCTAGTAAGAATGAAGTCTACAATATCTGCCGATGCTGTAATAAATAACTCTTTTTTATATTTATGTAATATAGATATAGAGGTGACTGATCCTGGTAAGGTGAAAGCATATCTATTAAACACTATTAAGATGCAAATACTATGGAGTACATCACTAACTAATAGACAGGAGAGAGTGACAGCTACTGATAGTACCATGCCAATAGTGATGGATGATGATACTGATTTGTGGGATAAGATTAGAGAAGATATGCAGTATCAGAATAACATGGCAGTGATAGAGACATATAGAGGGAGGATTACAGATAGAATTAAGCTGATAGTGTTCCAATGTTACTTTGACAAAGGATACAGTACAGCTAGAGCAATGGCAGAATATTTTAAAATACCTGTTACATCTGCTCACTATTGGATACAAGAAATTAAAAACGATTTAAAACAACTAAGAGATGAAAATTAAAAATGAATTTATTGGAGTAAAAGTATCTCACAAAGGTAATAATGTAAATGTCTCAACTGAGAATTACACTTTTTGTGAGTCTATAGGTCTAGGCTATATGTTTGAAGAGCCAACAGTATCAGAGCCTAAAGTAGTAAAGTATAAAGCAGTCAAAGGACCTATTCCTGAGCCTAAGCCTGAAGTAACTGAGGAGGATGGCACAGAAACAGAGTAGCATATCATTCTGCAGAAAGCCTAAGGTAAAGAGACCAGGTGTTCATGCTAAGAGTAAGACATCTAAGCTGAAATCAAGTAAGAATTATACTAAGCAATACAATAGACAAGGAAATGGGTAGAACAAAACTAATAGAGACTCCTGAGAAGCTCATGGAGATATTTGAGGAGTATAGAGCTTATACTCTAGCTAATCCTAGAACTAAATGGGTGCTATCACAAAAGACTGCAGAGATGGTGGCAGAGCCTTTGAGAGTACCTTTAACTAATGAGGGATTTGAGATATTCTGCTATAAAAACTACTCAGATGTACATAACTATTTTGATAATCCTGATAACAGATATTCTGAATTTAAGACAGTCTGTTCACATATAAAGAGAGAAATCAGAAACGATCAGATACAGGGTGGCATGGTTGGTCAATACAATCCATCCATTACTCAGAGACTAAACAACCTAACTGAGAAATCAGACATCACTACCAATGGTAAGGATATATCTGAAATCAAAGTTAATATCATCACTAGTGGAAAGGATTGAGATGATGTGCCAAGCTGTTGAGGCTTACATCTATTCTAAGAAAGGAGTAGCTATAAAGATAAACAGGATAGCAATTATCAGTGATGCTAGGCAGATGGAGATGTTAGCCTATGCTTATGCTTATGCCAATGGAGATAGATAGTACAGTTATATTTCAGAAGAACTATGCAGCTCTCACTGATCCTGCACTAAGATTCATTATCAATGAGGGTGGGAGTAGAAGCTCTAAGACCT